ATAACTTTCACCTCCTTCATTTATCGCGAAGAAAAAGGAACTCTCTATTTGAAAGTCCCTATCACTCACTACTATTTACTACATATCATTTTTCCTATCTGCATAAATTAAACAGATTATTATGCACTAAAGGTTATTTTTCTCGGATTCCTTTATAGTTGAAGTTCCCTTTTCGAATCTCTTCATGGTCTGCTTCCACCGCTTTATTATAATCAGGGTCTTTTGTTTCCTTCTCTTTACAGCACATGCAGATGCAATGCTCATTGAACATGGACATGATTCGCCCACCTTCTAAACTTCCACCGCAGCGGTCACAATTTTTCTGACTGAAAAAAAGATCCATCTTTACACCTCCTACTCCACATCTACATAGTCCATGAGCATAGCAAGTGCCTCATCATAGCTTTCTGCTTGAGTTGTAATTCTCTTCACCATTTCATCAACCTTTTCGTGCTCCCCAGCTTCCTTCAGGGTCTTTGATACGATTCCCATAAGATTAAAGATGTTTCCATCTTCGCCGATGACT